AGATTATCTTCATGGGAAGAAAAGTCTGCTATTGGTATTACTGAGGCTCCTAACCCTCCGTATTACGATCAGCGTTTTTACTGGGGTGTTGATAATCCTAAGCAGCTTGAGGATATTACTGATGAAGAAGGCAATACCACCACTGGTCTAAAAACTTTGTGGATTTCTAATACCAAATATTCTGCAGGCACTCTACTTGCTCCTACTGATTGGTACATCGTACGGAACAGTGAGACTGGAGTTGAAGTCCCTGCTGATGTACTTGAACGTAGAAGTGAAATCCGTAGCTACTGTAATGAGTACGAACAAGCTATTGAAGCAACGACCACTACAGATGAGTTAGCTGCTTATATTACTTCCGCTGATTACGGAAGATTTGAAGCAGTCCCTGAAGTTCCTGCAACTCTTCCTGCACCTGAAACTATTGATGATGGAGAAAGTCAAGATACTATAATCTTAAGTGGTGGCACTGCTTCAGCTGGTATTACCTTTGATGATGGCATCATTGGATCTGCCGGTGAAGATACTTTGAGCTTTGAATAATTAATTGCCTGGATAAGGAAGACCTAAGACATCAAAAGCTTTACGTGAGTAATGTCTGCGGTCTTCATATCCATTAGGAAGATAACGTCCATTTACTTTAGCGCCAACGTCATCAACACCTGGACGTTTTTGACAGTGGCTAATCATGCCACGGTTCATCCACCAAAAACCTGAAATTGACCAAGGATATTTTTCGCTTGAATAGGTCTTACCTACTTCCATAACTTTAGGATCATATTGACCTTTCTTTTGCAAGTAATCAGAAAAAGACTGATGATTTGCACGTCCAGTCACTTGAATCCAACCAGTACCAGCAAATTTAACACCATCACCTGGATAAATATTATTTAAGTCTTTTCTAAACTCATAATTAGATCCGTCGTGAATTTCGACAGGATAACGAAGTCCTGCTGATTCATGTCCGCACTGACCTAAAAAATAAGCAATATTTATTTGATCAAATTCAAACAATTCACAACAATGAGCAAAATCATCCATCAAAGAATCAGAAATGCTTTCAGTAGAACAATTCATAATTAAACCCATTTGCACTTTAGTGATGGGCCACTGCTTTGTCTCTTCCTTTTGTTTTAAAGCTTGATTGCGATATTGACGGATCCAATTAGTATTATCATTCAATAAATCTTGAGGCAAATTATCGTAAAGAAGCTCAATCGCTAATTCTTGATGATCTTCTGGTTTGTAATACTTAAAAAAGTTTTTGAACTGTTCTACGGTTAGCTGTGCCATAATATCTGATATCTTTAGCAATATTCTATCTAGAATAGAAGTACTTAGTGCTTTTATTATGACTACAGAAGAACGTCAACAATTTTGGAATATGGTTGAAAGTGGTGATAATCCTCTGCTTTCTGTAATGTCTGGACTTGTTGAAAAGTGGGGCATGCCTGCCATTGTTATGGCATTAGGTGATGTTGCAGTTGTTCTTTCAGAAGATGCTATTGATGCAGATAATTTAACTCCAAATCAACGTGGATTAATTATGAATTGCTGTGCTCAGGTAGCTAATTTAAGCGATCTTATGCATGCAGAAATGAACCATTTAGCTACGAATCAATGACTAAAGACGAAAAAGCCAATTGGCAAAAAATCAAAGATGTCATGGAAGAAAAAGGCACTACTGACAATATGTTTTACAAGCGTGCCTGTGCAATTGTTGATGGAAAACCAGATCCATTGGAATCGTTAGAATAATATTAGTGCTTTTAATAGTGTATGGCGGACAGATCGAGTGCAAAATCAAAAGCACAAACTTACAAAAAAAGTAAGAAAAAAGGAGCAATGAAAGGAGTCACTGTTAAAAGTGGCGGCAAACTTTCTGTTGCTCAAGGTGGCGGCTTATCCAAAAAAGGTCGCGATAAAATTAATCGTGAGACTGGTTCTAATTTACAAGCGCCTGCTCCTAATCCAAAAACTAAAAAAGATGCAGCCCGCCGTAAGTCTTTTTGCGCTCGTTCACGCGGCTGGAAGAGTGAACGTGGACTCGCTGCCCGTAAACGTTGGAATTGCTGATCATGTCACAAGAATCTCGTAGTAAAGCTAAAAGTAAAGCCAAATCTCGTGTCAATGAAGCTGGTAACTATACAAAGCCAGGTTTACGTAAACGCATCTTTGAGCGTATCAAGGCTGGCAGTAAAGGTGGTAAGCCTGGTCAGTGGTCTGCGCGTAAAGCCCAGATGATGGCTAAAGAGTACAAAGCTCAAGGTGGAGGGTACAAAAACTGATGGCTAAAGCAAAGTCTCAAAAATCACTTGATAGCTGGACCAAAGAAGATTGGGGAACAAAATCAGGTAAAAATAGTACCCAAGGTAAAAATGCAACAGGTGAACGTTACTTGCCTCGCAAGGCACGTGAGGCTTTGACTGATGAAGAGTACGCTCGCTCTACAGCTAAAAAACGCGCCGCTGCTCGTAAAGGTCAGCAATTTAGTAAACAGCCTAAAGACGTTGCATCAAAAACAGCTCGCTATCGTAAATAATGTCTAAAGCAAAACGCTCTAAAGCTAAAAGTTTAGCTAAGGCATTTCAAAAAATGTCGCACCGTAAGAAAGGTGGAACAAAAGGAACTTTTACCGCAGCAGCAACAAAAGCTGGTTATCCCGACACACCTGAAGGTCGTAAGTCATATGCGAATGCAGTTTTAAAAGATCCAGATGCATCGTCTAAAATGAAGAAGAAGGCTACCTTCTATAAAAACATTATCAATAAAGACTAATGCCTGGACATAACATGAAGCCTGACTTCCTTGATATAGATGGTGATGGCGACAAACAAGAGCCAATGAAAGAAGCTGCTCAAGAACCAGAAGCTCAAAAATTCAAAGATAAAAAAATGAGTGAGGTCATGCAGCGGAGACGTGGCTGATGGCTGGTTCGATTACAATCACAGGACTTGAAACATTCAAAGATCAATCAGGAGATCTAACATTAGTTAGCCCTGATTCAACTGACCGGCCTGTGAACTACTGGTGGGTGCCACGTTGGTGGTGGAATGGCGATAACACAGTTTATGAAGGCTGTGTTCGCTTAAATAATAGTTCAAACAGCGAACAAATTTACATTGCTTGCAGTGAAAATAATCCCCATCTTAAAGTTGAATGGGATGGTACAAATTATACGTTTGATTCTGATCATAGCCGTAAGCATGTGACCCGTGCTTTTGTCACGAGCGATGCAGCTTTAGAAAGAGGCGTTGATTATGACATTCCAAGGGATGGTTCAGCAGTTACTCCTATTGAAAGTCTTCGCTATGAAATATCAAATTCAGGAAGTTCATTCACTTTAAAATCATCAACTACAGTTAAATACACCGTTGATTGGGGAGACGGAAGTGCAAAACAAACAAGTACGAGTACGACATTAAGTCACACGTATTCATCCTCTGGTTCTTATATCGTTCGCATTTATTCGTCGAATTATAGACCACAATTTGACGATTCGAACAACGGAGAAGCTCAGATTGTCTTGGTTAATATTTCATCTGATCCAATTTTCCATAGTGAGTCAGGTGGCCAGAGTTTAACCGCAGCATGGTATGGCGCAACAAGCATGACCACATTTATTTCACGCCCTGAAGTATTTGATAATGTGACGTTTCTGTATCGTGCTTGGCGTGATTGTTCAAGCTTAGCAGCGATGCCAGTAATCAATACATCTGCTTGTACATCATTTTCGCAAACTTGGAGACAGTGTAGTTCATTAACTTCATTCCCCTTGATCGATACATCTAGCGGGCAAGACTTCAGTGATGCTTGGAGAGGGTGCTCAGGTTTGACATCATTTCCAAAATTAGATTTTTCAAGTGCAACCACGTTTAAACTCTGTTGGAACTCTTGCACGTCGTTAACTGATTTCCCTGCCAATGTTTTTGATACTCTGGGAACTCTTGCTGCGGATGCTTTTCAGTTCACCTTTGGCAACTGCGCATTAACGGCACAATCAATTGAAAATATTCTGACGTCTTTAGATACCAGTGGAAAGACAAATATTACTTTGACGATTGCTGGTGGATCGAATGCCGGTCAATCAACCTGGAGTGCTGCGGCCAATACTGCGTTGTCTAACTTGACATCAAAAGGTTGGACGATTGGATACAACAGTTAAACCTTACGGTTTATAATTGCAATATTATGACTAAGCCAATGTATTACGTATGCCATGGGCCGGATGTTGTTCACTTCTTTGAAGCAGACGACAGTATCAAGGTTGTCACAGGTCAACCAAACATTGAAACGTTTGACACTGAAAATAAGGCCACATTAAGGGCTATTGAGCTTGGTTACGTTTTCTCTAAATCCGAGGATGAATTATCTCAAACGGTTGTGGCAAACCCTATCGACATACAATCGATGGCCGATCACTGATCAAACCCCGGAACAAGAAAAAGAAGAGCAACGATTGAAGTTGCTGTGCTCGTTGGTGCCTGAGCATCCAGCCTGTGGAAAACAACACTGCCAACAGCCTAAATCGATTGCAAAGAAAACTGATCCACATCGCTCTTGACATGGGTGTGTAAGGTAAACTGGCGGAGCCCACGTCAGTGAGGTCTTACCATTACACAACACCCGCATGGGCCATTCCGTAAGGTAGAGCCCACACGGTCCGTTTGTCAACGGTAGATTTGCATTGGCGATGCTTATATCAAATCAATGTTGGTTTCAAAACTTTGTAAACGGACGCTGTCATTCAAGCGTTTGTCAGAGTCCACCCAATACGGATGGAGGCACTCTTCAAAGCATTTTGAGAATGTAGACACTTCCAAAATTGATAGGGAGTTCTGCGTTGATCACAGGTGTGAACTCCTTGAGTGTGACTACACAGAAGGTTATGTTCGAACACAGCTTGGTTACCTCGGTTCGATGTGGGAACGCGGGGTAGAAATGGGAATTCTTGAATGGAATCCCTGGCGTGGAATGCTCAAAGGATTAGGCCGTTCTAAGAAGAAGTATCCACATAAAAAGTTTGATCACTTCCACCGGTTCCATGATGATCCATTGTTCATGGCAGTGTGGTTACACGGCTTCAGGATCAGTGAAGTGGCCTGCTTGTTGCCTGAGGATTTTGTGACCGATGCTGAACAACCGTATATCAACATTGAGCACAATCATATTCGTAAATGTAAAAACGAATACACGCAGAGGAAGGTGCCAATACACCCTGAGTATTTTAAATATATTGAAAAATTCCCTTTTACAACAAACCCCAACGCAGGTGACTACTTCAGTCGCAAGCTAAAAAAACACACAGGTATATCAGCTCATGGCATTCGGCACTCGTTTATCACTCGTATGCGGCAAGCAGGGATTGAATACAGCATTGCAATGGCTGTAGTAGGACACAAACCATCTGGTATGACAGCAAGCTACGGCGATGTGCTACTTGAAGATATCGCAAAGCAACTACAAAAACTACGATAACTACGTTACTGCTTATATACTGTTTTCTAAAAATGTATATAGGCAGTAGTAGCTAATAAATAGCTAGATATATAAAATATAGGCGTAGTTTGTGTAGCAAAGTAGTTAGAATAATGGCAAACCTATAAATAGTAAAATGGGTATTATCGAATCTCCAATTTTTTGGATTGTAGTTGCAGCAGCTTCTGAAATTATTGCTTTAACTCCTTTGAAGTCAAACAGTGTTGTTCAGTTGATTCTTTCTGCAATCAATGCAATTAAGCCTGGAAAAAAGGCTTAAGCAACATACCGCATGACGGTAAATGGATTTATCGGTTTGACACTAGAAGTCCGACCGAGAAACTTCGTCGTGCAATAAATGAACAAAAGTTTTATGCAACCTTGCCCAGTAAACTAGACAGGGCAGAACAGGAGTGGCTTGATGCACAATTGGTTTCTGAGGATCCTTGGGAATCGAAAGAAACAGGCACATTTGGTGAAGATGGATGGACTATCTCATACCGCCATAAATCAGTCAAAAAAGATCAGTAGTCACCAAAGTCTTCTTCATCTTCTTCATATCCATAATTAATAAAAATTTCAGATCCAGCAGGAATATCTTCTGTTGCATAATGACGCATGACTTCATTGACTGTATCAAGTTCATAGGCTGCATTATAATCAACTGAGTGATTGTATAATCCAGCAAATCCGAAACCTAATACTGATTCGTCAGTCTGGTTATTATCAGCTGAATCGTATGTATAGCGGACAAGTATATCTGATTTTTTAGAAAGCTCTTTGTACGGAAACGTACAGTAAGGAGATTCTTGTAAGACATCATGCATTTCAATATCGTCAGATGTAAACACACCCCAACGATGTGTATCAGATCTAGCAATATAAAGACCGGGATGACAATATAGCTCGTCAAGTTCTAAGTTCATAAATATGATTGCTTTGAAAGTATTCTAGAAAAAAATAAGTATTTATATGAGATACAATTAAGAAAAGGCCTCATATTCATTTAAATCATGATTGAGTCGATTATTAGTGCTACTATAGCTGTAGTTACTGGTGGTTTTGTGCTTACATCAAAAATAAGCTCTAAATTAGATAATTTAGACAAAAGAATTGATGGAGTTGAATTAAGTATGGCACAAAATTATGTGACAAAAAATGACTTTGAAAAAACGCTAGAGCGTGTAGAAGGTCATATGATTCGAATTGAAGAAAAATTAGATGAACTTGTTATAAATCAGACTCGCTAAAAATATTACTTAAGTACATAAAAAGAACGGACCTACGTTACATTCTTAGTAAGTTCCTTAAATAAGAACGAATGGGTATCGCTGAAGACTGGGCTGACTTAATGTTCAGCCTAGATTGCCTTTCTAAAGGCTCTGCTAAGCGTAAGTTCCGCAAGTCAATTAAATACGGCTGGGGCGGCTTATGTGCATATTGTCGCTCTAATCGAGCAACAACACTGGATCACATAAAACCAAAATCAAAAGGGGGCAGCAGTCTTAGAAGCAACCTTATTCCTTGCTGTCAAGAATGCAATCACTCAAAAGGTTCAGAACCATGGTTAGTATGGTTTAAACGGCAGAAGTTTTACAACGAAACTGCCAAAGAATTAATTGAAGAATGGATTTCAAACAAAAGATTTATTGAGGAAGAACTAGATGAATGCGCAGTTAACAATCGAGCAACGTTTTGCTCTTACGAGAGCGAGATACGAAGTTACGAGAATGAGCCGACCAGCGTTAGAGAAGACAGCTTTACGGCTGCTTAAATCAAGAATGGAACAAAAAAATGGTGTTCAAGAAACACTAATGTCTAATGGCATCGTCTTTAAAATTGATGAGCAACAAAGTGGGCTTCCTGAAATAATTTCCGAGGAAACATTTTGTGAATTGCTCGAACTAAATGTTGAAAACTCTGAAGAATTACCCACTGATATCATGGACGAAGGATGGGAAGATGATGATTTAGAAGACGATGGTCTCACCTTTGTTTAAATGCAGTTAGACTTTGTGTAATTAAAACATACACATGGAATATATTGCAGCACCAATAATTAGTTTATTATTGGCATTAAAGTTTACAGATTGGAAAGCAAAAAAGTTAGAAGAACGTATATCTAGTACTTATCAACAAATTGAACTTGTAAAAAAAGATATTGAATTACGAGAAGCAGAGCTGCCTAAAAAAGTAATGACTACTGTCATTCCATTAGCCAAAGCAGTAAAGACGTTGAATCAGCAGGTTGGATTGTGATGGCAAAGGTGAATTTACTTAGATTTTTCAAAGCATTTTCAAATTCACCACATCATATTGCTGCAGTTAATATGCTACAAGATGCTATTGATCCAGAACTATTGCACAAAAATGCTGATTGGATAATTTGTTTTGAAGCTGAAAATGAATCTGATCCTCAAACAGCGATCTATAATATATAAGTAAAGATAAGGAATTTATAGTGGCTGTAGATCGACGCCGATTACGGAAAGGAGATTCATATACGCCAAACTTTCGTGGTCCTGCCTTAGCAAAACAACGGGCTGCTGCTTATAGATATAGAAAGCAAGCAGAGCCATTCAGAACTGAAAGAGCACCAGGTACAGGTGGATTTGGGTCTGGGCTTGAAACTCAAATTATGCGTAATTATCAAAAACAATATGATCGTGAACGAGCTGAATCATTGAGACCTGAAACTGAGATTCAGGCAAGTATTTTAAACAAAATTCAAACCGCTAATCAGCAAAACTAGATCTATTTAATCTTCTGCAAACGACTGAAGCCTTGCTTAGCTACATCCATAGCTTCAGCTACATCGCCACCCTCTAATAAGTCCATAACCGTAGCTCGATAAATACTTGCAATATCATCTAAGCCAGCAGCCTCAAAGCCTTCTGCTGTAGCCATAGCAAGAGTTGCTACTTGTTCAGAACCTTCAACTTTATCGGCAATACCAAAGTCAAGCTGCATAGGACGACCAGTCATTTTGTTTTGAACCATATTATCTGCTTTACGATCTTCTAAACGAACGCCTTTTAATGCTAAATGTCCTAATTGCTGAGCAGTTTGAATATTAATCTTTCGGTCGGAAGGAAATAGATTTTTACTATCAGATTGAACAGGTTCGTAGTTGGTACGTACATCCCTCATTTCAAAACGATTACCTACATCACCAGGAAAAGTTTCAATAGCAGCCACTTTAGGTGCAATTCCTAAATCAGCTGCAATCGACTGAAGATTGGCCTCTTCAACAAAGTTATTTTCAAAACTATTTGGATAACTTTGCTTTATGACATTCCCAGGAATATTAGAATTATAAACTACACCATATGCCCCACTACCAATAGGATTGGCGCGATTATTTGCAAGCGTACGTTCTTTAAGTAATTCAGCTATAAGTTCACCTGCTTTACGCATTTCATATTTACTTAGGTAATATATCTATTCTACGAAAATATAAAAAAAGACCCGCAGAATGCGGGCCTTAAATATTATTCAGTTGTAGCAGTACTGCACACCACGATAGGTGTAGCACTTTCCAGACTTGTCTTGTTTAGTCCAAGTCATAGTTTGCAGTTCGTTGTTGATGTGATGCTGACGCTCAGCTTGATTACGCAGCTCTTTACGGCGGGCAGAAAGTAAACCCTGTACAGTCAGGTTAGACATAATGTACTCCAATAAGTGTGAATGAATTTCCGTTGCTTCAGCCCTCAAGGCTTACTTGCGAAGTCAAAGACTTTCAACGCACTTACTTTTAGTATAAATAAATACTGTTGTTTATGGCGAACATTAATGAGTATTTGCCCAATTTTCTCCATGATCTGCAGAAGCAGTGATTGGAACACGAAAGTTATAGTAACGTCCTGCTTCAGGTGCCGAATTTTCTAGCAACATTTTGACCCTATCAACTTCTTGGGGTACAACCGACAGCTGCTGTTCATCGTGCACGTATGCACAACGGGTGTAGTCAATGTTGTAGGTAAGGCCTGCGCTATCAAGCATCTGCTGAGAGATCACCACCCAACGCTTGGATAGGATGGCTCCAGCTGATTGAAGTAGGTAGTTGAGGGCGGCGTGCTCAGCACGGCAGAATATAGGACGCCCATCAAGCCCCCTAAGACGACCGCTTCCACGAACCTTATGTTTAACTGCATCAATAAGTGGCTCCAATCCAGGAATTGCATCAAGAAATTTGCGCCGTAGTTCGCTGCCTAGCTGCTTCTTCTGAGCATCGCTAAGCTCAGGATGCAAGCTATGGCCGAGCTTCTGGTCGCCGGCTCCATAGATGAACGCATAGCAAATTGTCTTGACTTCTTTACGAGTGCAACCAACACGGTCTGCGTTTTGCTGGTGAATGTCTCCATTGCACACAACGTCTGCAAACGCCCCCTCGTCATAGACAGATAGGTAATGCCCTAAGCATCTGAGCTCTAAGCCTTCCAAGTCAGCCCCGACCATGACATGACCAGGATGTGGAACAAACAACTGACGTGCCCAAGGTGCGGACACCACTTGTCCAAGGTTGGGACCACGGTGCGCGTTACGCCCGGTTTGGGTCGCAAGAGTGCAGCTGTGGTGAATACACCCGTCATCTTCAATTGTGTTGAACCAGGAATTTGTCCCCTCAGACAGCTGGCCCAACCATTTCTGTAAGGTCAACAGACGGATGAACATTTCACACTCCTCATGCAGGAGCTTGTTGCCTTGAGATAAAGCAAGGTCACGCATCTCAGAAAGGGTTGCCTCATCAACCTTGGGCTTACCTGTGTCTGTGACTTTGGTGAAGCGAGCTCCACGGAAGTTCTGCAATGCCCAGGCAATATGTTGACGTGATGTTGGGTTGAAGTCCAACAGCTTCGTCAAAGGAGCACCGGCTATATATCCCTTAGTCTTGTTTGCCCGTTTAGGTGTATAAACTTTTCCTGGTACATAAATATAACGTGATTGAATTGATTGCTCAAGTTGGGTAACTTCTTCTTGGAGTTCACCACGCACTCTCTCTGCAGCAGCTACATCAAAACGGAAGCCACTGGCTTCTTGTTGTGACATGATTTCTGCCATCTGCATTTCAAGCAGTACACAATCATTTATAGTCATGAGTAATCTTCCATACGACGTTTCATTAGTGCCCAAAGCTTGAGCGTTACTTCAGTGTCTTGGATGCAGTAGTCAAGCATCTCAGGCGTATAAACAGACCAGTTGCCTTCGTGCTTGCCAAAGTCACCTTTAAAGCACTTAAGGCGATAACCCCAGGCTTCAAGGCTATGTCGTCCGTACAGCCTTTGTGGCATTCCGTGTGGACGACGTTCGTAGTCTCTATCTGCAATATGTGGATAAAAAAGACGGCTTAGAACAAGAGTATCAATGGCTTGGCCCTGAGGCTTGAATTCAGGAAACTGCTCTTTGATTAATGGGATGTCATAGCCAATGATGTTATGGCCAATCAATAAATCCGCCTGCTCTAGTTCTTTTACTCCTTGTATGATTGATTGCTCAGGACGATGGTCAAACACAGAAGTGCCGCCATCGTTACCGTTACGCATAACAATGCAGTGAATACGGGATCCTTGTCGTAATAAACCAGTGGATTCAAGGTCAAAAATAATTTGTTCATTCATCGAAGGTGTCTTTTGCATTATCTGGATCATATTCATCTGGCGTGAACGGGTTCGCTTCTGGGAAGAGAACTGAATCAATGTTTCTGTCATTTGTATTTTGTGTAAATCTTGGGTCTTCATCTAGAAATATAGGTTCAATTGCTACTTGTAATTCTCTTGCTAAACGACCGGCACGTCTAAATTCTTCTCGATAATATGGCTCCCACTCATGAGCAAGTATTACAATTTTACGAATACCCATCATATGTGCTTGAAAAATAGATGTAGAAAATGGATATCTAGTGCTGTATATAACTGCGCCAATAGCTGGAGTACCAGCTTTAGCAGCAGCAGCTACTGCATATGAAATGCAATCAACTTCAACTTTACTGTCAGTTAATAAACTTCTACCATTTCCAATAATTTCTCGGTCACGTACAATAATACATCCTCCAGGAGATTTTGGATGTGTTGAAGCTTGTGCAATAGTTTGTGCAACATTTATAAAATATTTCTCTTTATTTTTAATAAAAGTTGGGTCACCTTTAGGACTGGGCATATCCACATCAATAATTTATTGACTCTATATTAGGAAGTGACTGATTTAGATGCGAGAATAATGAATTCAGAAAATAAAAAGTCGTTTAAAAGTAATGAAGTTGATTACAATATGGTGCACAATCCTAAACATTACACACAAGGACGTGTAGAAGCTATAGATGTAATTGAAGATTCAATCAATAGTGCGCCATCTCCAATGTTAGGGTTTCTTCAAGGCCAAGTTTTAAAATATATGATTAGACTTTGGCATAAAAAGAAAAGTAAAGAAGATGCTGAAAAAGCGCAATGGTATCTCAATAGATTAATTAATTCGCTAGACTAATAAAGCCGCAGATATGCGGCCTTGTTGTCAGCAGCGACGAAAGAATAGATATTTGTCACGTAGTTCAAAATTCTCATGATCTTGGATGTGTGGCAATAAGTTTGTATAAGTAAAAGTAAGGTCATGAGTTGTATGAGTGAAGTAAGCAGAGATACCTTCAGATAACTCAGATTCGTTAGGTTGATACCACGCTTTAATTGAAAAACATTCCCAAGGCTCAAGTCCTTGTGACACCCAACTGTTCAGCTCTTCTAAGCGCTGAGCAGTTTTTATTATGTGTTGTTCGTGAGCCTCAGAAATGGGTAAAAATAATTGAGAGTTTTGATAAAGTAAAGCGTGCTTCCACATTAAAGTTCCATCTTTTGTGATGAGACGGCAAGGATGAACTTTGCTCTCAGAAGGAAGCACATAAAAATAATCTTGAGCAATATGTTTACTCATTAGATATTACCTTTATTTTCTTCGTAATACTCAAGATCCTTTTGCCACCCATCACCTGCATATTCACTATAAATGACACGACCAATATCTCTAAAGTTGTTATAAAACAAAGAAACTTTATCAATATCAGTTAATGCTTGATGAATAGGAGGACCATAGACAATTAAATTCCATGTAGATGGACATACAGATTCAAATCCTGTTGACGTTGCTCGGAGTTGTTTAACTCTTTTAAAAGGAATGCAAATGGGGTAATCCCACACAATTGGTGCAGCACGTAGCAACTCAGAAGCACTACTAAAAAAAATAAAACTATTAATATGACCATTGCGATATTCATTAATAGTTTTGTTTAACCAAATACGACAGTTTTTTACAGCACCTTTAGGTGCAATCCAAACGTTACCATGCCAATGTTCTTGGAGCGGATTAACATCAATAGTAGGAACTGAAGTAGCTTCAACAAGTACTTGCTGCACAGGATCAGATGTTGGGTCAAAATCAATGCTACCCATCACTTGCCTTGCTCTATCAATGAGTTGAGGCGTTGGATATAGAGGAAGCTTTAAACCCTTAGAAGCAAGTTTATCAGATAAATTCTTCTGCGAGCGCTCTAAAGCTTTCTTGGCTCCGACCTGCTTCGACTGCAAATGTTCTTGTTCCAGCATCACTAATTAATGTAATAAGCACGTTTTGCGACCAATCATTTTCATTAATCTCCTGTAAAAGTTTTCGTAAAAACTCGTTTACATCTGTATCGTTTTCACGTTCAGAAATTTGAAGATCAAATTCAATTGATTCTGCCCACATGAAAGTAGTTGAATCATTCAATAAGTTAATCACAAGTGAACCTGGACCATGCTTTTCTACGCCGTTAAGAGCAATATTAATAAGATCTGAAAGGATCAATTCTGCAGTAGCCATGAGAAACTTCTGCTCTTGTTCTTTTTCAGGACCAAATTTTTCTGAAGCAATTAATTGCTGGATCAGATCGTTGCGTCTAGACATAAAAGAATGACTCTCTATTTAGGATAAATTAATTATTGGTTATTTGTGGTATTATTTTCTTCATCTTCAATATTTAGTTGAGATGAATTAAATTGACTAGAGTGTCTACCATTAATAATATCTTCTACAACTGCTTCCCAACGGTCAGCAAATTCAGAATTTGGAGCAAACGTTAGATTTGCACGATCGTCAAGTTCTTGAGCATTAGTAATCATTTCTTGCTCTTTTAAAGCTTGTTCAACAGCATATTCAGCTACTTGCTGCTTAAGTGTATGTAATTCACAGGCAAGTTCAAAGCTTTCAAGATAAGAATCTTGATCAACAAAGACGCCAATTTTTTGAGGAATTAAATGAAATGGATTGCAGCAATATTTATTACCGCAAGTAGTTTTTACGCCGGTATAACCAAGATCTCCCCACGTATACCACATAGCTACGCGCTGAGGATGATGTTGAGTACTACTGCTAATACCAGGCCGTCTCCAAGGAAACTGCGGCATTCCATTGCCAGGCGCTTTATAACCTTGCCACTCCCAGCATTCGTCAGGTTGACCAATATCGACTTTAGACCAAAACTTAAGAGCACGTTTGCGTTCTTTTTTAAGCAGTCGATTAATGTCAAAAGACATTCTACCTTCTCTTGCTGCAGCTACACATCGAACACATGCTTGATGACTATCAAAGCGCATTGAAGTAGCACTAAAACGGCCAATAGAATGGCCGCTGTAAATACATAATGTTCCTTCTTCTGCAGTATTTGAAAGGTTTAAGTTGCGTCTACCGTAAGCATGGCCACCAACTTTACGATTAGGAGTTGATTCAGGCATCAGAAATCACTATCAGGTTTAATATGCTGACCACCATGTGCTTCATATTGTTGTTCAATAGGAAGAAGCTCTAGCAGGTGATTCATTTTATACTCGTAACGAGTGCTATTTTCGTACTTAATTCTTACGAGTTGGGCACGTGGAGTATAAAATTCAGGTTTACCAACAACAAGTGCAATACGTTCTCCTGGAGAAGTAATAACGCGTTGTCCAATTTTAATATCTTTGGCTTTCATTGTATCTGAATAATATATGTTTTAGTAACTTTAGTGTAATTAGAAGTCGTTCAATATGTGATCTTCAATAAGAGGATCATTGTTAGGACGCTGCCAAATACGAACAGATTTTGATTTGTTTGTAAGTGGATCTTTTCGTGAAGTGACAAGACGTCTCCATCCCATTGACTGGAGAATATCTGCAACTCTTCGTCCTTCTCTTCTGCCTTGACTGCGAGGATCAAGCTCTAGTGCGTTAGTTAAAACTTCTGCAGCACTTACTTCATTACGAATAGCTACATAAGATGCCACTTTGTCGAGCCAAGGATCTGGATCACCAAACTCTTGGATGTAATCAGCAATAGCAGCAATTTCGCCACTATTAAATTCATAACCTTCTCCATTTCTATATGCGTGAACAGCTGCTGACCAAAGATGATCTCGTTGAATATTGAGTTCTTTCCAAGGGATTTGAAAGTTAGGACCAATTTCAAGTGGTACAAAGCGTCTATTGCCAGTACTATCAACCAAAAATTGATTTCTATTAGTTGTTCCAATCAGAACAAACCTGCGAGCCAATTTGCTTGGTAAAGATGCATAAGGAAATCTAACTTCATCTACTCTTGTAGTAACAAGATTTTTAAAGTTTTCAATGTTACGTGAATTGAAGTAATTATCAATTTCAGGAAGCTCTAAAAGCCATGCAACGTGCAATCGATATTGCTCTTTCATCAGAGTTTCTAGTGGTGTAGTAATTTCTGAAAAAAGGTTTTGGGGTACAAGGCACCGAGCAAACATAGACTTACCAGCTCCTTGAGGACCTACTAAAATTGGAAGCCAAGACATAGAACATCCAGGATTGAATGCGCGTGCTACAGCACCAATCATCATGCGTTGCATTGCAGTTGTAGCAATTGCATAACTGTTACCAAGAAATATTTCTCCTACACGATTCCAATCAGTATGTGGTGTACAAGTTGCAGCACACTTTTCTAGATACTTTTTGATTGGGCAGTATAAATTTTTAGATGCTGCATATTGAATCGCGCTTTTAATACGTGCTTCTGGAATAAAAATACCATTTTCACATGCAACTTTAACAGTCATTAGATCAAGGTCGTTACCTTGCAAAGCAATAGTTTGACCTTGGTTATCAGTGTACTCAATTGCACTTGTTAGTTCATTCTTACGTAAATCGTGAAGAATATCTTTTACCTTAGTAACATCGCTTTCACGTTCTTTTGCAAGATCATCAGATGATTTTTTTGGACGCCCTCTACGTTTTACTTGCTGTGAATCAGGAATTGGTTCGATGTCAATGTCATTTTGTTGTGCGCTTATTTCCATTGTATTTATGTACTTATCAAAGTTATGAATAGGATCAAACTCGGTATAACCTCCAGCAGCTCCAAGAGCACCAAACCTTAGATTAACAGGGAGTTTTTTAGCCCAATCTGGATCTTGCTTTTTAGCAAGCGAATAAAGTGTAGTATGACCCGAATAATTACCGAGACCTCGCCACTTAAATCGTTGAATATTTTCTTGCTTTTCTCCGTGATGACCATTCAATACCCATGTAACCCATGAATCGAATATAGGTTCACCAATGCCTGCACAAGCAGCCATGACTGGCACATAATAGGTTTCATACTCACCATCTTCAGAAGGGCGTAAAAAGGATTCTAGAAGCCACTGACAGCGCTTAATATCTATATCAGTAATGTCTGAACTATTAAAGTTTGAGACTTCTTCATAAGCAATATTTTCTAGCAAAAACTCAGGTACAGGTTCATATTCTTTATTTGATTGAATTTCAGTATTTGAATTTCCAAACCAAAGCCGTTCAGGTTTTTGACCGCAATTGTCAGCGAGCTCTTCAAGCTCTAACTCAGCAAGTAATCGATTAACAATAAGCCAGTAGGCACCACGATGTTCTGCAGAACTATTCAGCAATTTTGCTAGTGGAAAAAGTGCTCGAAACCGATGTTCTTGTTCACTGTGGCTTGCAGAAGTATAAGTAGCAGCACACCAATGTCGAGCAGTGTCAGTTGACCAAAAACGTGCAAGCGAAGTATCTCCGTCAAAATCAATAACAATGACATTTGAACCTACTGAATTATCAGCTTTACGATGCCTGTTATGAAAATGAGTTGCGCACCAGCCATAACCTTGCTGAACCCAACCGAGTAACCATTCAATATCTTCGTTAATATTTTGCCAATCATGTGCAGGTTTAGTTAGTTTGTTCTTGCAATTCTTGTTGACTGCAATCCGTAGTTTCATTATCTATCTCATGAAATTGTTGACAACGTTTAAGAAAACGCGATTCGTGAAGAGCTAGTTGATCTCCATCAATAAATATCCCCTGTGTTGTTTCCGGTGTAGAAACGATGATAAGGGCAACATCACAAAGAAACCCTGTCCGCTCATTTAAGGCATACCGATAAGCAGCCATTTGTTGAGCACACTTAGTATATTTGCGATAACCGCCAAAACCAATACGGTCACCACGTTCAGGAAAAGTTGAGCAGTAAGGACTATTGCTTGTTTTAAAATCAGCAATAACTCGTACACCGCCAATTTCACCGATTAAATCTGGACAACCAGCATATCGATGCTCTGTACTCCAAACGTAAGCAACTTCTTTGTCATCACTTCTAAGGTGATTCCAATCAGGACGTAAAGGACGCTCTGACCAATGAATTGTATCAAACCAATCTAGGTATGTCGAAATACCATTCCAAAATTCTTGAAATTCATCAGGAATATTGGGATCCAATCCACGAATATAGTTTTCACAACCAAGATGAATAGCAGAGCCGCGAGTAGATGCCTCCTCTAGCGCACCCGGATTATTCTTTTGCCATGTACGTAAACCTGCTTTAGATTTTTCTGATTCAGTGGCAGATAATACAGTGGTTACACTTGGCATATAAATGCCGGAGCATAGATATTTTCTATGTCCGGCAGAAGTTTGAATTCTATAAGGTTTATCAGTAGTCACTCTCTAGTTCCTGGTTCTCTTGATAAGTTGAGCTGTAATCTGTAGTTGCGGTTTGCGTCTGAAAAAGTTGGTAAAGCTCTCCAACTAATTGACCTACACCCTCCATTACTTGACCCATCGCTACTACTTGATTAGACAACTGTGCAACTTCCTGGCGAAGTGCAATGGTATGATCCATTAGCGAAGGCGGTCGTGTAATAGGAGCAGGTGCTTGAGCAGTTTTAGCTCCTGTAATAAGTTGATTAATGCGCTCTTGCATTTCAGGAGGCAAATTTTGAAGTGAGTTAGTCATTAAAATTCAGTTTCAGGTTCGTTATTTTTAGCAGCTTTTGTAGTAAGCACAGTGCTGCCTCGTTTGTCTATTCCACCAGCAGGTAAACCTTTTTGGTCAACTTGCTTTCCATCAAAAGGATCTTTCCCTTCAAAGAAGTTAGGAAGCCAGATCGAATCTTTGTTAGATGCCCATTGATCAACAATTTTCTGTGGAACTTTTCGCACCTTCGGTAAGATGCTGTATGAAGTTTCCAAACCAGCTCCCTTACGAGAGATCTTAATCGAAAAATTAGCAAGGCCATCTTCAGTCCATGTGTAATCTTCAACTTCTTGCAGAATTTCAGTAAGTTGATCGCGTAAAGATTTCTGTTCAATGAACAGTACTTCAAGACGACCACGAGTAGCTGATGTACCTACCCAAGCTAAAAACCTACGTGGTTTGACGTAGGAGCCATCAATTTTTGGTCGATCTGGTTTGGACCAGTCAGTTTCCCGAGCAAGATCGCTAGGAGTACCAGGGTGAGTGCGAGTAACAACGTACCCATTGAATTTGAGTTCACCGTCTGGACCTGCTGCTTCGGAAGCGTACTGCCAACCCATGATTGCATGACCTGTTTCGTAACAGCCAAGAAGTCGAAATTCTTCGCTTTCTCCATCTTTAAGGCTGCTTGGTTTCCAATAAGGTTGAGGTTCTTTAGTTTCAATTTTTTCTTGATTTTGTTCGAGTAATTCAGGTGGTAAAACTTGCAGTGTCATATCTAAATATCTAAGACATAACAACTATAAGTTGTACAATATTAAAATGTGAGTTTATTAATTATGCGTTTCGCAGATATCTTTGGTAAAGGTTTAGTCGGTGCTTTAACTGGCATTGACCTTACTGATATGGTTATGAAAGGTGGATTAGTTGGTTCAACTACAGGAATGAAAATGCCTGGATTAAAGGATTTCTTGATTATGTCTGAGGGAAAAGAAATACCTTTCAACGAGCGGTCTTTGAAGCCCTACCATAAAGACTATAACCATGGAAGAACACATGGCATAGGTGACTTTGATGGAAACTATAATCCTACATTTGGAGATTTTACTCCTGAAGAAATAGAACGCATGAATAAGATGTATCCTATTGGAAATATTGGTAAATAGGATAATCCCAGCCTGAAAGATTTCGGGCTAGGTGAATCTTACGTTCAATAATCCGGCGTTGGATCAACTTCTGTGTAACCCGCTGCTGAACCATTCGTTTGTGGATTCCTGCTAGATTTTTCTCGATCTTTTCGAGTCGTGAAGTCAGATGCAACAATGGCACGATAAGGGCTGTCACTGTCATCCTTGCGATATTCGCGGAGGTAGCCTTGAACGCAAATAGGTCGTCCTTTTCGGATTCGATCTGTAAGTTTCTTCTTTCTTGATTCATGAGTTTCTAGGAAAAGCCAAGTCACAATGTCGGAATTGTCAAGAGACGTACCAATTTTCACTGCTACTTGATTATTTTTACGTTCTTTAATTTCATCTGCGCCGAAGAAAGCATTGCCTAATACAACTTGATTGCAATACACAGAATCAGGAATACCCGGTTCAATTGTTGTAACAATGAGATCAAGTGGTTTACTTGTATCATCAGAAAAAACAAGATTACCAGTAATCAAGGCTCTTGTATTTGGTTTCCATTCTTTGAAAAGAGAAAGCTTCGGTCCTTCACGGTCATAACAGAGTACTCTAAGTTTAACCTCTGAAGCACCACTACCACTGGGCACAACAGCATCAGCACCACGATAATCAAGACCATAAGCATTGATCGGATCTGAAATAAAGGATCGTAATTCAATTGTTGCAGCAATAAAATTCATTATGACTGTTTAGTTTTTCAGTCTTTATATTAAAGGTCAGTCCCACATTGCGCGAGCAATAGTAGGAACTTGATCTGCAAGTAATTCTCCAATTGATCTGGCAATTATCATGTGCTCATGTTGTGTGCCATTATCAGCTCGAAGATCAACATAATGAAGCCAACTTCTAATAGTACCGGACATATATAAACGTGTTGCTGTATTAAGAGGGAGAACAGAACGCGCACACTCTTTAGCTACACCATAGTCCAACATACTATTATAAATATCTAAAGAGCTTCGATAATGATTATCGATTTGATGTTGAAGCAATTCGACTGTTTCTTTAGGCAAATCATCAATACTATTTTGCCTATTTTTTAAATCTTGACGACGAAGATCAGGAACAACTAATTCAGTTGGGATTGCATAGCGTTGACTGAACTCTTGAAATGAGAATGATCTGTGGCGTAATATTTGCGGAGCAATAGCGCGTGTAGTCTTAATCTCGACGCACATGGACGCCATCTCAAATGGGCTCCAGTGTTTGTGTTTGATAAGATATCGAATGAGTTTTTCGACATTAGGATTGTCTTCGTTTTGAGGATTTGAAACTCTTGCAATTTTGCCAATAAGTTTTTCTGCGTCTGGAGTTATCCAAACAAGTTTAGCATTATGCATGTTTAGCAATTAATTGTTTAAGTTGCTTAATAGTAAGTTGTTGGGTATACTTTTTAACAAGCAATAAAAGCTGCTGCTGATAATCAGATTTCTTCATCAAATAATTTTTCGATACGATCACATTCAGCAACTTGTTTTTGATAATAATTTTTCCAATCAGCTAATGCAAGCTTAAAACCAGCAATTAGATTATCTCCATAATGTGGTTCATCAGCTTGAATATCAGCTAACCAATCAGAAAACTGCTGAGCATAGTGTTCAACAGAACCATATTGAGTATTCATATCAATCTCCAGAAATTTTACCGTATATTCGAGGTTTGATTCGTCCATATCCAGATTCAATAGAATGAATTGGATTATCTTTGCCTAATTTGTCATAATATTCATTAAAAATATCGACCTTAGAATAAGCTCGAACAGCATCAAACTGACGTTCACCATCTTGTGTAAAAGTAATTACATGAACATCAGTTGGTAGTAAATGATCATCAAATGTATCTAGACAAATTTTTTCAGCAACAACTTCAATTTTAGAAGGCATATAAATTAATTAAGCATATTGAGGGAGATTAACACTGCTAGTTTCAAAGAAAGCTGGCATACGTGAAGCTCTTGTTTCCATCAACCCTTCCGCTTTGCCTCTTGAATACAAAGAATCTGAACTTGTAAGCCAGAAGTTTGCCGAGAGATGTTTGTGATCAGATTTGCCTTGGAGGGATTGAAGGCACCATGCGATCGTAGCGCGGCGGAGATTGTTGAGGGTTTTGTCAGAGGTAAGTCCAAGCGCCTCACAGACAAGCGTGTTGGCAGCAACATGGGTCTGTTCATCTCGTGAGATGTCGGCACTTGTCGTGCGCAATCCTGTGTCTCCAAGGAATCGAAAGATTGGTAAGAGAACAAAGAAGACGGATCTTTCCAATACAACGGCTTTAAGGACTGGATGTCGATCAAGTTCAAGCCATGTTTTGCAAATATGCGCAGCTTCTTTTTCAAATTGTGTAGGAATTTTATGGACTTTAGCTGCATAGTTAAGTGCAATATCGTGTTTAATTTCGTCTTGCACATTACTTTCAAGAAGTTCTTTGCAGCCTTTGACATCAGGCAAGTCACCCTTCATAGCATCTTTAATAAAATCACCAACTGGAATTTCTAAGCAACGCAAAGAAAGAGCACGTTGAATGACTTCTTCGCCTCCTTCGAGAAGTTGGCCAGACGATACTTGAACAGGTGTCCATGTACGTTTACGCTGATGAAGCTGGATGTAGGGAGTTTCTGTTTTCATTATCTTATTAAAGGTTTAGTGGGTTTCTTTTAATAAGAAATTTTCTTATTAAAGGCTTGGTTTATTCTGCGCAACCTACACAGGCTGCAGGATCATTGAATATTGTCAATAACACATCGTTGTCATCAGCATCTAATTCATCAAATCCAAAGATAGATTCGAAATTGCCGCCTAATGCAGCCATTGCGTCAGTTTTATCTTGGGTATTCTGCATGACTTGCAATGAATAATACAAACTTGTTTGTGAAGATGCAAGCCATGAATCAATAAACTGATCGTCGTAAATTACGACATCACTCCAAGAATTAAAACTATAACCGTGTGCAAGGCCAGTGCGGTTAAGAAGTTCCATAATTCCATCGACAGTACGTTTGTAGTCATTCCAGCCGACTTCTTCAGCCGTTTCAACTAGACCGTAGTCAAAGGATTGAACCCCAAATGTAGAGCTGTCCCTATCAACTGTGCGCCCGATTGGCGGAGCCAATTCAGGGGCCGTTGTATAGCCTGCTCGATCAGTGTAGCGATAGCTGCATGATGCAGTTGGAGCAATTGCAAACGCACGATCCATGTTGGACATGCGTGCTACAGCTGCTGCAGCATCAATGCCTCGCTTAAGTGCTTTTACAATTTTACGGGCAGGAGGAGTCACGATATAGCTTCTTTCAGGCCAAAGACATTCTTCTAAAGCTTCAGCAAATTGTGCATAAGTAACTTTTTCAAGTGCCAACAAATTAGCTAATCCAAGCATTCCAAGACCAACTTGCCGATCTTCATCTTGGCTTAAATACTCACCAGTATTTTCTACACCAGTTTTGGAGTGCAATTCAATAAGCTCTTCCATGCCATCTACAAAAGCTTGAGGAATTTCTTCAGGTGTGCATGCACCCAAGTTAATGTGTTCCAACAAACAAGTGCCACGTGAGCGTAAAAAGACTTCTAGACAAACGTTTGCATAGATACGCCGACCGTATTGATCAGTGCGCATTTTTGCAAGCCAGATGTCTCCACGTTTGATGCCAGCAATGATTGCATCCTTAACTTCACGTGTAGCTTCATTCCAAAATGTAGTTGTGACATTAACGCAGCGTTTAGCCCAAGGAATTTCATTACGCTGCATTTGAACAAACTCTAAGATATCAGGATGATTGATATCTAGATGAAGAACTACTGCTCCGTTTTTATAGATACCGCCTCGTCTGAGGGTTTGGTTGAGCATTGAATATATTTGTCCAAACGAGCAAGGACCAGATGCAACAAGTCCCTTGCCATTATCGCTTCCTCTAGCGCGTAGTTTTGAAAGGTGGACCGCGACTCCAGCGCCATTACGGAGTGCATGAGAGACAAAACGCCAGCTTGCTTCGATACCATTAGGACCTTCCATCGAGTCATCAACAACAAAGACTGTGCACGACACAGGCAACCGACTGGTTTGATCATCCATCCAGGATTGAACTCGACCAGTACGAGCAATCATTTGATTATTTTCCATGGGATTCGTCATAAGAAAGTAGGGGCAATGGCAAACACGAAGAAAGATCTGGAGCTTTATAGTTAGGACCCTTTAAAACCTTGCCATCTTCTCGATAGATTGGCATGCCTTGTTCATCTAGTTTACTCATATTAGATTCAAAAACAAGGGTCATTGCCTTGTCCAAATCAATATTAAAAGCAGCTGCAAATTGATAGCAGACAAAGACTAGATCACTTAACTCTTTCACAAGTGATTGACGAAGGTCTTGATCTTCAGGATCTGCATATAGTTCCTCAGCAGCTCCAAGAAACTCACAAGATTCTTCGTTAATAAGTCCCACTTGCATGTCCCACAGTTGTTTCTTAACGAAACCGTAGCGGGAAATATTATCAAGAATTTCTTGATTAAAAGTTTCACGGAATACCCGTGCTTGATCTCCTAATGACATTTGTTTTTTAATTGCGTTATACCAGTTTATAGTTGTTTTGTTCATTTTTCGCGGAGTGTTATACGTCCACGATCAAGATCATACGGTGACAATTCAACAGTAACTCGATCGCCCACAAGCAATTGAATTTTGCGAGTGATCAAGCGACCTGAGGCACGGCACAGACAATTATGACCTTTGGGTTCTTCAAGTTCTACATTGAAATATCCGTTGCCACTTTCTTTAAAAATAATGCCTTTCGCTTCAATTATGTTACTTTTCTTCGACATTTAAATCATTCAGGATGTGCGTATGTATATGCGTCAAGTACACTGTCGAGGTTTTCAATAATTGCAGCAGCACCAACAAAGCGCTCTACAGATTCTTCTTCCAACTCGCAGTATTCTTCGTCGTCGCTGTCAATCTCACAAGAGATGGTCTCGTGGCAGACAACGAGTGTTGGTGTAAGTTCCACCGCAAGCTCCTCTGCAAGCGCCGTACGCTGACCAGAGGCCGTCTTAAGTGGGACAAAATCAAGCTCAGCCCTTTCATCTTCTGAGAGAGTTTTGACATAGTTCTTGAGCCGTGCGCAAGGAGGACAAGCGTCTTGGGTAAAAACATAGAGTTTGTAATGTTTCATCATTAAATTACGTCAATGGGTTCGTAGTCCATATGCTCTTTATCTTCAATGATTTGCTGTTTTGTAAAGTGTTCAATCTTCTGTGCTGTGTTGCACTAAATAATTTTCGAGAAGATTATCTATTTGATTGTAGATATCTTGATAATTAAAATTTTCAATAATATATGTTCTTGCTTCCCAGACGTTGTCGTCAACTAAGCCGTCAACAGTTTTATTGTTTGCAAGATCACATAAATAATCAAAAACAAGTTGATTCATGCTTTTTTACCGTCAGTAAAGTAGAAACCGCCAATGCAATTCTCTTCATTAGATGTTACAACATGGCGGCTATGTTGATAGCATCTCATTCCTGAATGATATGAAATCATGACAGGAGCGCCTACTTGTACTGAATCAAGTGAGCTACACATAATGAGCCGCACTTGGTTCTCTTTACGTTTGTATTGAATTTCTGCGTCGTAACACAGATGTGGATCAAGTTCGTGCGTGACTGGGTTCATGACAGCACGCATGGTTGGTTCGGAAACTGCAATAGCTTCCATTTCCGTTTGTGTTTTGAACATTACTCTGAAGTAAAAATTTTTTTAAATAATTCAGTAAGAAAGCAATGTTAATCATCAAACATTGGTTTAGGTATGCAGCGAACAATTCGCTTAGCATCTGGGCACAGCTCAAATACATTGTTCATTGCTGTGCGCACATCTGTAGAAGTGACTTGATAGTCTTGTTTGTCACCTTCTTTGTCGATATATAAGACTTCGTAATCAATCATTTACTGATTTCAATTTTTACTTCAGGAAGATATTTCTTCTCAGCAAGGTACTCTTCGACTTCCTTTCGTTGGTAACTATTGAGATAACCAAACATAAGATTGAGTATTTGGTTGAAATAGAACGTAGGAGTTTCTGGTGAGTCTTGGGCCAGTGCTGCGTGACACAGCAATACGACATCGAGTGCATCGTAGTCATTGATAATTACTGTTCTTGACATTCGATAAGTTCAAGATAATCTTTTGGATTGGCTACAAAATGATCAAGCATGACAAGAAGACTTGCCACACTTGTATCATTTGTTTGTATTGGTAGATTTAACAAAATAGAAGTTAAATACCTACGTGTAGTTTGAAGTTCAGCAATTGAGTCAATACTCATTCAGCTTCATCTGAAGATTCTTCTAAATTAATAGTATTATCTACTTCGCATGCATATTGTTTGACGTAAAAATCCATATAGGTGTAAAGAGCATCCCAGCTAAATGCTTCGTCGCTATTCATATGATCTGAAATTTCAAAAAGCTGTTCTTCAGTAATATTTGGATATTTATCTGACAAATAAGTGACAACATCGACAATTAGATAACCATCAAGACTTTCGTCTTCATCATCAGTGTCATCGTCATTTTCATCGTCATCATATTCTTCATAATCAGAAGAATCATCACCCAAATTTACCTCAGAATCACTTTCAGCAAGCTTATATACATGATCATCAATCTGATCGTGAACACTCGTGTAATCAAATTCTTCATCATTTTGACAAAGAGTCCAAACAGAAGTACGTTGTTTTAATGTTAAAGTAGGCCAACATTCAATAAGATATTCGTTGACATCTACTGAAATCAAAGGATCATATTGATCATTTTCTTCGTAATAGAGATTACGGCGTTCGGACTGTGAACCCATCAGAAAAGCTCCTCGTTATTGTTGTCGTTATGGTGAATATTCACATTCAATACTTTAAGATCTTTTTCGTCTGAAAGTGAGATTGAATGACTGAGAATTGAAACACAATCACGCAAAATAGTTTCTACTTTTTTATTATCACGATCAGATCGGGCTTCTTTAAGTTGCTCATACAAATCAGTATCAGTCATTTTAAGATCACCAGAACGGATAGCGGCAAAGCATGGCTTCATTTTGGAATTACCTTTCCAGGTATCCAAAGTCAAAGCAAACTCAAGATTGCCAGTATTGAATGCTCCCATCAAACCAGTCAGGACACATTGGGACCAGAGCGTTGTCAATCCAGAGGTAACAAGAATAACTGTACCTGTGTTAGTAGTCAGAAAAAGATTGAGCTTGGTGGACTTAAATGAGCCAACATCTTCAGCAATATTGATACCAGTCACTTTGACATTGCCAAGGCGAGTCAAAGGTTTACCCGAAGTTGGAATAGTAAGTGCAACTGGCTCTTGATCATCACCGCGATACATGAAAAATACTGCATCGCTATCTTTATTGACACCGACACCAATCATCATGCTGACATCAGATTGCTGACCACCAGCAATCAAATCTGAAACAATAGCTGTGTTGTCTTGGAGAATAGTCATGGAAATGTATTTGTTTGACAGATGCCTTAAAGGCATTAAGAACTAAAGCCGCTGTTAAGCGGCATTTATTTTATCGATTTCTAACAGGATCTATGCTTTTGAGATGTGAAATCTCTTTAGCAATTAAAACTGCCATAGTTTCAAGAACTTCAAGTCGATTTGTATGATGGGTATTGCACATGGGAACAACATAGTCTACACATGCTTGTGCAATTTTTTTGGCTGTATATACCATTACACAGAAGCTGTAAGTTCACCATTTAATTCAGCAAGCTTTGCAGTTGCTAAACATTCGATACAGGTCCAAGCTAGTTGCCCAGACACTTTTTCTTTATCGCAAAAATATTCAATTGTATCTTCAATAATTTCAATGAGTTCTTTGGACTGTTGATTTGATATATGCATTCGTTGCAAATTTAAAACATGGGCGATTAACCCATGACATAAATATAGCCGCCTTTTGGCGGCTATGGTTAGTTTATTAGTGACACTTAAGGAAGTTTACCTTCTTCTCATACGGTTAACTCTACGTCTAGATCTCATAGGACGTGGTCTAGGTCTAGGTCTAGGACGTGGTCTAGATCTCATCGGACGTACAGCTCTCATAGGCCGAGGTCTAGATCTCATAGGCTTAGGTCTAGATCTCTTAGGCTGAGGTCTAGAT